TTTGCCCCGCGCAATCCTCGCAGGAGGCGGGAGGCGGGGCCAAGGAAGGGCAACCCCACGTCTGCCGCCCCTAACCCCATCTGCATCGTGGTTCCGGGCAAGCCTTCTGACCGGCGCTGAAGCCCCTCTGCGATATTCGCCGCCCCGATGCCGCCCAACCCGAGGGCCGCAGCCGTCCCGATGCCCGTCCCCACAGGGCCGAGCGCCGATCCCACCACCGGGAGGTATGGCGCCACCGTAGCCGCAGCCAACCCCAGTTGTGCCGCGCCCCAGCCACCACTTTGAAAGCGTCCGTGCTGGGCAATCTGGGCGAGACGGGCGCGGAAGTCAGCGTTCGTGCGGGCGCGGGCAGCATCGGCGTAGACCTGGCTTCTTTCACGCGCTGTCTGCGCTCGCTCAAGACGACGCGTTAGTTCAAGCCCAGCCCAATCTGCAATAGTGTCTGCCATGAGAATTACTGTGCCTGGAACCACGCCGACACTTCAGCCATCCGGGCATTCAACTGTGCCTGAAGTTCCGCGTTTGTCCGTAACCGCCCTTCCAACTCCGCCTGCTTGGCGAGTGCATACCCAGGGGGAAGATTTGGCGTAGTTTGCAACACCTCAAGTTCGCCCGAGAGTTGCTCGGTTTCTCGTTCGAGATCGACAAGTCCAGATTGATACTGAGAGATTTCCATTGCCAGCGCACCCTCTGGATCGAGCCATGCGCTTGGCCCACCCCCGACGTACTTTCCTCCACGCATCGGCGATACTCCAGCCGTCGCCATGGGAAACGCACCAAATTGCCACTGAGGTCCGGTTGGAGTAAGCCGTACTGGGGCACCCGGCCCCCCATACGCCGTGTCGTCGCCCAACCCCCAGAGGTCCCCTTGGCCTGCGGCAGGATCGACACCAGGGGCACCAGGAGGACCAGCGCCCGTCTCGCCAGGAGTCCCGCCAGGAGTCCCGCCCATCAGACTCATAATTTGGGCAGTGTCTAGGCCCGCGGTCGCGGCGGCGGCGAGTTCTGGATGTAGAAGCGGGTAGAAGCCTTCAACGCCCTCCCCGCTTGCCATCCGAGTCCACCGCCAATTCCCCTCTGGACCCCGCGTCTGCATCAGGCTGTACTTCGGTTCGCCAGTTGTGGTGTCAAACTCGATAGCATACGTCGGCGCCCCTTGATTCATGTAGAGTTGCAGGGCAGTGCGCTTCTCAAGGTCTTTTAAGAAGGCGGCTTGGTACGGACCGTCCGGGTTCATCCGCACCATCTCATCCTTCAGCCGGATCGCATTGACCGCCTCCTCTATCGTTGCGGCCCTACGCCCTTCGGCACGCACATAGGGTTCATCTAGGCGCAGCATGTCGTCCTGGAGGCGTTGCTCGAGTCGTGCTGCCTCCTGTTCCAACTGTAGAGGGCTCATCGCTGCGTAGATGGACGTCTCCCGCGCTACGTCCCGAGCCAATGCCTCACTAAAATGCTCCGCTGTGAATGCCTCTGTGAGTCTCATCTGCTCCGCATAGTCCTTTAACGCTTGGGCGCTAGCAATGTCACCGAGAGCTTGCGCCTCCGCAGACATCATATCAATCCTGTCCTGATGCTGCCGCTGGGCTACGGCGTGCCGCAGGTTAAGGTCTCTCTGGGTGTCTTCGCTCTCGAATTCCTGTTTAAGATCAAACTGGCGTCGGAGGGTGGCCTCTTCGGATGCCAGATCAGACGCTTGTTGTGCCTCAAGAGCCTCAAGCGGGGCTAACTCTGGTGGATAGACCGGGCCTACCATCCCAGGACTCACTCCCGGAATGGGCCTGCCGCCCACTTGCTCCAGTTCACGCACGAGGCGATCACGATCCACGCTAAGATAGGTCGGCCCGATATTCGTTCTCACCTGACGCTGTCGTTCCACATCGGTCGGGAAAAGGGAATCCCCAATGCGCCCGATCTCTTCGGGGGAAAGACCCGGATACTGCTCCGCCACCCCGCTCTTAAATTCATCAAAATCCCATCGCGTCGGGAAGGTTCCCGCCTCTGCTTCAAGTAACCCCGTGACATCAGCGATGTCTTCTCGTCGCGCCACGCGTTTCTCGCGGGCTTCGGCCCGTTCGTCGCCCAGCGCCATCCGGTCCATGTACTGCTGCTGTTGATACAGGGGGCCAAAGGCGTCGGCAAACCCCTGCAGCGCCGCCCCGATGCGTCGTCTGACAGCCATTATGCCCTCCTGCGGCGGCGGACGTTCGGTGCCCCGCGCTCAGTGCCAGGTCGCCCAATCCCAGGGATGCGTGCCGTTGCCAGGAAATCGCCCTGACTGGCCGTCTCAGGGGCTAGCGGGACCTCGGGAGGGGCAATGGGTGCCTGCGACCGCTGTTGGGGCGCAGGGGCCATGTGAGGGGCGTAGCCGCCCTGTTGTGGCGCTCCTGCCATCTGCTGTCGTCCACGCCGACGTTGCACCCGGCGCGTAGGACCCTTCGTTCGGGGTTCCTGCATCGCTCCGGGCTTCGGCGCATACTGCGTCCGCCGCATCGGTGTCGCGCTATCAGGCGTTGTCGCCCAGTTGGTCGGGGTATAGGCCATGGTGCGTCCTATGGGTTGCGGATATATCCCTGTCCGGCCTGTCCGGCAGCTCCGAACATCATACTAAGCAGCGGCAGCAGTGAATCAAAACGTCCCTGCTGGAGGCGCTCCATTACTTCATACCGCTCCAGCCCAAACTGGGCCAGGAACTGGTTCCACGCCATGTTCTGATCTATGCCACGCATCGCGATGTCGGAATACATCCGCTGTCTGTCGGTCACGGTGTTGGCCGTGTTCAGCAGGTTCCGACTCTGCTCCTGCGACATGCCCGTGGCTAATCCTAGCGCCTGATTCAGGCGATTCTCGCGGAACATCGCCTCGTCGCGCGAAATCCCCATCTGGTTTTGGATCGCCGTGAGGTAGCGGTCCTGGCGCTGCGCCGATTCGTCAGCCGTCATCATCCGTGACTGACTCATGGCGTCGGACAGTCGGCTGTCTCGCGCCTGTTCGCGCTGGGCGGAAATTCGCGCCGATTCTCCCAAGGCTCCGCTCAGGGCGCGTTGGCGTTGCTCGGCTTCGGCGGTACCCATCGCCACCGACTGCCCCGTGGCGACTTCCATCGCACGACGTTGCTCCTGCGCCTGCTCGGCCGAAATCTGTCCCGCCTGCCCTAACGCCCCCGAGAGGCGTTGTTGCTGGAGGGCTTCTCGTTGTCCGGCTCGTTGTGCGCCAAGGCCAAGCGCCTGCTCGTACCGGGCATCTTCCCGCGCACGGCGGTCGAGCTCCAGTCGCTGGGCAGCAGCGGTGTACTGCGGAGCAAGACGCTCTTCCAGCCGCTCGCCAAACTCCCCACCGGCCCCACTCCCCAACATGCCCCGTCCCGCCAAGGCGGCACTGCCCTGTGAGAGCTGTCCCCGCCGCAGGATGTCCAGCGGCGATCGGGCGGCTTCGATTCCCATCGCCATGCGCTGCTCTTCGCCAGGACGCGCCCCGCCGGTCTCCAGTAATCGGGTGATGTCACTCTCGATACGTTGGCCGAGGGCACTGGCCGGGACCTCCCCGCCGGTAGTGATAATGTGCCGTAACTGGGCAGCGGTGTCCTGCTCCATCGGCGTCAGGTCGCGTTGCCCCCCAGTCTCCATGATGGCCTGTAAGTGCCTGGATGCGGCGGCGGCGAGTTCGCTCGGCGGGAGTCGGCCTTGGTTCGCAACGATATTCTGTAGGCCCGCTTGGGTTTCCTGCTCAAACTCGGTGAGCGGGCGTTCCCCGTCAGCGGCCATTTCGCCCGAGAGACGACCGCGCAACTGGCGGCCGAAGTCAGACATGGGCGCTTCGCCGCCCTGTTCGGAGATCAAGCCAGACAGCGTCTGCCGGGTCTGTTCTTCCTCGGGGGTGCGATACTGGTCCTGGTATCCTCGGTTCTGGAGAATGTCCCTGAGCGTCGATTCCACATCCCCCGCCAACGGCGTGGCAGCGACACCGCCCGCTCTCAGGAGTTCGGCCAAGGACCGGTCGGTCATCTGGGATAGGGGGCTATCGGAGGACACCCCGCCTGTCCGAATAAATTCCGCATCCTGATAGGACGATGGAAGCGTCGGTGGGGGACGGCGTCTCGTCCCGGTCCCAGTGCCGGTGCCGGTCCCAGTGCCTGTCCCGGTGCCGGTGCCCCACCCAGTTCCGGTGCCTGTCCCGGTGCCGGTGCCGGTGCCGGTGCCGTCGTATCCTCCTCCGGTATCAGCCTCTGAGTCAGGAAACCACTGCCACGCCTCCCCTCCGCGTTCTGCGCCCTTGATCACGTCGATAATCTCTCCGTTAACGATCAATGAGTCGTAGGCGGACCCATCATCACGACGCACGATGCTGACATTCGGGCCAAAGAACCATTGGAGATACGGTTCGGCTTCCTCAAGTCCGGCGATATTGTGTTTGCCTTGAAAGATGGAGCTTAGGAAGCCAAGGATGTTTTCCTCATTCGGTTCGTTGTAGACAATATTGCCGTCCGCGTCGGTGCCCCGTCGCCACGGGTCCCACATGGAATCTGCGAGGTCCCTCTCCAACGCGGTTGGGAAGCCTTCGGTCCATGCTGGGGCTCCCTCCGCGGTCTGTTCTGGGGGCGGTGGCGGGACATACTCGTCGCGCCGCTGGGTATCTTCTCGCCGTTGATCGGCTTTTTGTTCTTCGTCGAGCAGTTCGTCTCCCGGTTGGCTGCGCTGTGTCTCTGGGGTGATCACCTCGCCTGGGTCGTCGGGATCGCCGGTTTCTCCCTGGCCTTCTTGTGGAAGGAACGCCGAGTAGATTGGTTCCTCTATATCGTAGAGAGCACCCTTGCCGCCTCCTGGTCCGCCCATTGAATGTGCCAATGGAGTAAGCTCGAACCCGTTGTCAGCACCATCACTGGGCCACTCTGTAAGAGGCGAATCGATGCCGCTAAAACTCTCGGTGGTCTGAACCCCTACTGGATCAGGGATCGCCTCGGGCACAGCAGTGACATCGGTAACGGTGCCCTCCCAGCCTTCGTCGGGGTAGGCTTCTTCGCCTTCAAACTCCGACCCTTCACCGGAGCCGTTATAGCCGTTCAGTCTTCTGCGTTGTGGCATGATCGTGCCTCGTTAGCTAACTGAATCTTTTCTACGGCGAAAAGCTTCATTGAGGGCCGCCGACGGGGCAAGTTTAGCCAGATCGAATGGCGGGTTCAGAGATTTACGCCGAACCCCGCTCTGTGGCAGAGGCCGTGCCCCGGTAAAGGCGAATATAGACCCCGGCCCTCCCGGTCCCTCCGTCTCAGACCCTTCGCCCCCTGGTTCGCCCTCGTAGTCGGGGTGGCGAACGTCTGGGTTCATGGGTAAGTCGTAGTCCTCAGCAGATCCGGGGGTGCGGGCCGGGAATTTTCGTTCCAAGCTGTAGGCATTTGGGTCCTGACCGGAGAGATACGGGGAGTCGTCATTATTGCTCCAGTCATTACCCCCGCCTGTGGCTCCGGTAAAGAAGTTCCCGGACTGATCCTGCTCGACGCCGAGCAACTGCAACATCGCCATTAACTGTGGGATGTCGCCCCCCGGATTAGGGAAATCAGGGGCTGGTTGTGGGATAGGCGCGACCGGACCCCTCGATCCAATATTGATGCCCGGACGTGTAAGCTGGCTTGGGTTAGTCAGCGCCGTATCGACTGCCTTCAGTCCTGCGACTGGTTGTACCGACGCCGCGGTGCCCACCGAGAGCGGGGTTGTCGCCCGTCCCAGACCGATGCCGAACACCTGATCCAGGCCACGTGTGGCGTCCCCGAGCATGGTCCCAGTGAGATCCGACCGTCTTGGCGGACCCTTGCCGCCATAGCCTGCGAGCTCGCCAGTCACCCCGGTCCCAAACGCCGCTCCAGCGCCAGCGGCTAGCGATGGAACAATCGTCGGAAGCAATCTCATCAACCAGTCTGGTACTGCCATTACTGCAACTCCTTCCGTAAAATCAGGTGCGGCACCGTTTCATAGCCCAGTCGCTTGGCAAAGAGTCGTGACCGGCGGTTCTCCGGGTTAATCGAAACCATCAGGTGCCGGACCCCCAGCTTTTTCGCGACGGCTTCGCCTTCCTTCGCCACCGTAAAACTGTGCCGGCGCTCCGCAGGCACCACGTAAATATGCGGTCTCCCTGCATCCCCCGCCGGGGTCACGTCACTCAGGATGGTGAATCCCACCGACCGGTCATCACAGTCCGCCATCAGGAAAATCGTGCGTCCTTCCTGTTGCGCCTGGAAGAGCGTGTTGAAAGCCATGGTGCAATCCAACGCATCCGGGAGTGGCACCCCCATCACCGCCTCCAGCCCCGCTCGGTCGTGCTCATACCACCCCTCGAGCGTGGGCGGGTCGTCTGGACCGAACGGCCGCAGCGTAATCGTCGCCATAGTCCCCCAGTCGGCAGTGTATCATTCGGTCACCTGGAGGGTGATCATGCCGCGGATATCCAGGTCGTCTGTCACACTCGACGGCCATGCCGCATGGTCCGTCCGAAAGCAGTAGAGCGAGGTTGTGCCGCCTGTGGTGATGTAGCCCTCGGTCTCCACGTCTCCTCTGACAGTGAGGGGTCCCGTATAGGTGGTGGTGGACGCGGCCATCCCCAGCGGGAGTTTGATCGTCAGCCGGTTGCCCATCCCTGAGCCGGTAGTCGTATTCTCCAGAAAGAAGCTCGCCACCATGAAACGCCCGATCTTGATGAACTGATACAGCTGCTGGTCGGCGCTGGCGACGGTCCAGGTGCCGCTATTGGCGGTGAAGTTCCCACTGGCGTAGGCGACATCCTTCCAGCCCAGTTCCTGCTGGAGCCGCGTCAACCGGCGGCGGGTGTCGAGGGCCGCGAAATAGAGCGACCGCATGGACCGTTCCGTTACCGGCCCAGACTCCTCCCGCACCCGTGCAAAGTCGGGGGTGGGAAAGTCCAGCGGGATATTGCTGCGTGCCATCTACGCCTTCCGCATCTTCCCGAGGGTCTGGGCCAGGTTCGCCTGCCGCTTGGTCCGGGTTGACGCCTGTGACCCAGCCTTGAGCACGTTCCGCGCATATTCGGCGGTGCTTTCTCCCGCCGCAGCGGCCTTGCGTCGGAAGGCTCCCGGCCGCTTGATGGCCCCCGAAATCCAGTCATTCTTTCGTCGCTCCATTATTAGCCCTGCAACCTCCGTGTGGCTCCCGGCAACACCTGATAGCCGAGGGTCATTCCCTCGAGACTCCAACTCCCATTGGTCGAATCATCGCTGATACGAATCCGGCATCCGACATCCTGGACGTAGTCGCCGTTGGTCCCCTCCAGATTGATAATCTTCTGCACCGACTCGTAGGGCACCACGATATTGCTGTTCTCAGAGGTCTCGATGCCGTTCCCGTCAGCGGTAATCAGTTGCAAGCCCACCGCCACCAGGGACCGGCTGGCGGCTCCGCGACTCACGGCGTCGTCTGACGAACTGCCACTCATCCACTCCACGGTGAGCGTGACATCCGTTTCCGCCTCGGCAATGATGTCTAGCCAGCGCCAGCGTTTGAGAAACGCCATCAGGCTGTCCTGCCCCTCGCCCCCTCCGTAGATCACCTTGGTGATCCATCGAGACGCGATATCGTCGCCGTCGAACGAATCCCCGCTGAAGAACTTATAGGCAAACCCGCCCTTCCCGAGTTGGGCTTCGCCTGCGATGATGACCTGGGTGTCACTGGAGGTGTCCACGGTGGTCGCCGCCGAGATCGGCATCGTGGGCCACACATACCAGACGCCCCAGCGGTAGTTCCAGACCACGGCCTGGGTGCATTCGGCATTCTCGCCCGCCGGGGTGGGTCCGGGCCAGAACCAGACGACATGCCCGTTCTCCACATCATGCACCGCATGGATTTTCGTGCGCTGGGCATACAGAAACGTCTTCAACGTCTCCTTGACCGGGGTGGAAATAATGGTGTCGTTGTTCCCATCGAAGACCCGGATGTCGCCCATCGGGGTGAAATACGCCAGCACCACCCGGTTTGTGGTGACCTGGCCTCCCGAGGAGTCGGTATAGGTGGACCCGGCAGGCACACGCACCACTGACGCCTGTGAGACGGTGCCGGTGACGGCGTTGGACTTGGTCCGCGTCCAGTCCATGATGTCGGAGACTATTTCTCCACTGCCCGAGACGGTCCAGATGGATCGCTCCTGAAAAGCGACCAGCATTCCCTCGAAATCCCCAATGATTGCGGTGAGGAGGTCCCCCACCGAACTTTGATCGGTAAAATCGAGGTAGTTATTGACGCCCACCTGATCGGGCTGGCCTGGGTCGGACCACTGAACCCGACGCGGATAGGTGTTGGTCCGTCCCCACCAGAGTCGCTGTTTGTGGGGTTCGCAGAGGTACGATCCGGTCGGTGGGGCATCGCCGTGCTCCTCAAGGGCGCGATTTGCCAGAATATCCAGGTCTGACGCATTATCGGTGTAGGCGACCGTGGTGCGTCCATCGACAAACGTCACAAAATAGAACGTCGTGCCAGTGCCGGTGGTGCGGTATAGCTCGTAACCCGTAATATCGGTGACACTGTCAGCCGTCCAGGACAGGTTCGACTGTTCATTCTGTAACTGGATGACGTTCGACGTGGCCGACCCGGCGGTGCGGGTTTCAGACCCATCGACACTCACCAGTTTCCACGTATAGGAGCCGTTTAACTGGCCGCTATCGGTATTGACGGCCGCAGTCGGCGTCGGTGACTGTGCTGTGGGACCAGCGGTTGAGAGCGACGAGCCGTCCCACGCTCGGGGAGCCACGACACCATCAGCAAAGAACAACGTGTTGTCCACCTGGGCGAAATCAGGGATGGCCCCCACCGATCCGCTCCCCAGATCGGCAATGAACGTCCAGTTCACCCCATCGTCGGTGCTATACCAGAGTTCGTACTCGTTCGTGCCATCGTCAAAGACCCCCAGCACCTGGCGCGTGATGGTGCCGTCGCTGTTGGTCTTCCGGTAGGCTCGCAACCCCCGCAGCATCGTGGCTGACCCGCCCGTATTGGTGGTCACCGCCGAGGAGTTTTGCTTGGCGTAGCCCGAAATCTTCTTGGCACGGCCCAGTTTGTCTATCCAGAGGTTCCTCGAGCCTGACGAGGAGTAGATCGAGGGTAGCGCCACAGAGTGGATACCCTCCTGTGTCCCCAGAAAGACCGTGAAGACCTGAGTCTGGATGGGATACGGCATGGCTATCCGTTCATCGACCCGCACTGGTCAGGCGCAAAGTGCAGTGACATCACCGACCGGCAGATATCGGCCCGCCGGGTGCAGTCCTCCTCGGACCACCGGGGGTCACGTCGATGCCACCCAGAATGCTCAAACGCACAGTATTTGGTGTTGGTATGCATGTTGACTTCGCATCCGAGGCGGCAGCGTAATGTGAGTGTCTCGTCGTCAATCTCATTCGGGAACTGCGCCATTCGCACCACGTTGGGTGGAAGGTCCTCATAGAGGCCATAGCCCCCATGGACGTGGTCTTCCTCGCCTTCCCAGTCGGTGTTGCCCAGTGGGGGCGGGGCGTAGTGAATGCCTACGTCGCGCCCGTGCCAATCCACTTCCTGAATCCAGCGGTGGATGTTGGGGTTGCGCTCATCAGCGGACCCCCAGACCTCATTCAACTCCCAGCTGAGCATATAGAGACAGACATCTTCATGGGTGGAGTCCACCAGCTGCTGGGTGCGGGCAATGATGGTGTCGAGGTCTAGGCGCTCCAGCGTGGGTTGGTCAATGACCCCCACCATCGGAATCAGTCCAGCTTCTCTCGCCTCCCACAGGACCTCGATGAGTTGCGGCATCCCTTCCGGGGCGTAGGCATTGAATCCCCCGCTCGTCCAGTCAGGATGGCCGTTGCGTATCCCCCAGTCGTCCTGCTCTGCATTGATGAGGACGTGGGTATAGCCACGGGCCACTTCCTCGGCGAAGTAGGCGCGGCGTTCGCCTTCGGGACGGGCACACACCGCCGGGGCAAAATAGCGTGAGGCCGGATAGAGGAAATTCCCCTTCCAGTTCCCGAGCGTAATCGGGACGATAGGGTCCGGCTCTGGAGGGGGCACAGGATCGGGCGCAACGGGGTTATGCGAGACCGTTGCCGGCAGACTCGGCTCAGGGTCTACCGTGGTGGTATTCGACCCGTGGCCCCCAAAAATGGCGGTGAACACACGCAGGAAGAATCTGAGCAGGCCCATCATTCAGGGTCCGGCGCTGGTTTCTCCGGCTCCACAATCACATGACCGTCCTCGTCCGTCCATTCAGTGTCGTACATATGCTGATCTTTCCGACTAGCGACCACCATCCACGACACCGTGTCGGTGCAGTCCGACTCTTCGCAGTCGATGGTCAAGGTGCTGCCCGTCACAGCACCACGCACATGCTGCCAGCCGGTTTCATTACTGGTAAAGCACTGCGCATCCCTACAGAGTAAGACCCAGGTGCCTGCGGTCATCCCGGCAGCGGCATCAAGATCCACAGAGGCTGACCCGGCGACCAATGTCACGGTCCCGCGATAAATAAGATCCGCTCGCGGACCCTCAATGAAACTGTGAACAAGGTGATGTGTGTCCTGCTTGGCCGGCAGTGGGTGATCGATGCGGAATGACCCGCTACTCTTTGATACCGACCCATTGACCGTGAGGGTCGAGCCTGCTGTCGCCGTCCCGATACCGACGGTGCCGCCGCTTTCCTGCAATATAATCGAGCCCGCATTGGCGACGCCTGCTTCAACTGTCTGAAACTTCCATTTTCTGTCGGCCTGTGCGGTGCCCCCCATGGCAAAGAGCTGAAGGGAAGCGTAATTTGATGCCTCATTGGATTTTCCCAAGTAGGCATAGACGCCTCCAGTATCCGTCTTCGCCTGACCCGAAATCGTCACGTCCAGCACGCTCTGAGGACTCGCAGTCCCGACGCCTAACCCTGTCGACGTTAGCCGCGCTTTTTCTGCATTCGCTACATGGAATTGGAATCCAGGGCTAGCTTGACTGTAGGCGATGATGCCTAAATCGGTTGTCGTCGGCCCAAGGAACATCAGGCTGCCTTCACTGGCGGCAGGAGTAGCGACCGTGATGCCGCCGTGCGTCGAATTCTCGACAATCAGATCATCGGACGCACCCTGAAAGGTGATACTCCCTGCCGATCCGGTTTCGATATGGGCAGTGCCATCAGGCGATGCCTGCCCAACGCCCAACGTCGAATTCAGCACAGTCGCGCCCGTGACGCCCAACGTCGAATCCAGCGTCGTCGCGCCCGTGACATCGAGTGTCCCGCCGAGATCCACGTTGGTTGGGAGCGCAGCATTCACAACTTGCGTTGACCACTGAGGCGCAGACCCACTGGAGGTGAGCACCTTGTTGGCCGTGCCAATGCCGAGCTTGCTAATCGCGGTGGACCCAGATGCGTAGGGTAAATCTCCTGTGGTGTATGAGGTTTGCCCCGTGCCCCCATAAGCCGCTGCGACCGCTGTGCCCTGCCACGTCCCCGTCCCAATGGTCCCCAGCGTCGTAATCGAGGTCTGCCCGATATAGGTTGACGCAATCGTGACCGCATCGGCTGAGACGGTCACCTTGTCTGCCGTGCCAATGACATTGAGGGTGACATCCCCAGAGGACCCCCCTCCGGTCATCCCCGCGCCAGCCACTACCGAGGTGATATCGCCCGTCTCTGGAGTCGCCCACTGGAGGGTGCCGTCCGTATTGTTGATAGACAGGACCTGATCCACGGCCCCAATCGCAGCCGGGAACGTCAGGGTGTAGGAGCCCGACACAGCCGAGGGCGCATCAAGGCCCACATATTCCCCACCCGTGTTGTCCTGCAACCGGAGGTCGCCTTCGGCTGTGATATCAACCTGCCCTGCCGTGACCGCCGTAAAGGTCGGGCTATCCCCGGTTCCTACGCCAATGCTGGTTCTGAGGGTGGCCCCACTCTCTGCGACGGGGTCACCCGACCCGTCCCCGACAATCATTTGCCCATCGGTGAGGACCGACATCGCCGTGATGGCTCCAGTCCCGCTGCCTAACAGGACACCCCCATCGGTCAGCGTTGATACGCCTGTGCCCCCATGGGCAACACCAATATCAGTGCCCTCCCAGGTCCCTGCGGTGATGGTGCCGCTCAGGGCAATGTTCCCCGCGCTGGTGATACTCAGTGCGTCGGTGAAGCTAATAGTGTCCCCAGCCGTGCCCGTGCCTGCGACCTGGAATTTAATGCCATTCGACAAGACAATCTTGGACGCTTCCTCGCTCGAAATCATGTACTCCGAATTATTCCCAGACCCAGCCACGGCGTTGTAGGCAAC